AGTGAAATCATCTGCGGTCCAAGTATTGAACATACTTTCAGTTGGGTGATTCTCATCCCAAGAGATGTCAAAGGACCCATCTTCATTTTCCTTTACTTCAATTGACATAATCATCATCCCAAGGTGCTTTTTTGTACATAATCTCTTTTAATCTTTCCACTACTTTAGGGTCTGGTGGAGCATTAAGTCTCTCAACAAGAGCATCAAAATCCTTTTTTGGCAACACAATCCTTTCAGGTTTTGCTCCCTTACCCCAGAACTTCTCAAACTCCCATTGATAGTTCATATCCAACCATCCACCATTTAGAGAACTCCAAAACTCTCCCCATACATGATAATCATCAAAACGAAATCCTTGATGAGAAATCAAACGATACCACCACCAGAATGGTGTATACCGAAGAAATCTATTTAATGTGATGAATTTGTTCATTCTTCTCCACGGAAGCATGTTGTGGTGATTTTTCTGTGGTTACAATACCATAAATCATACCACCAACACAGACACCAACAAGTGCAAAAAAGATAAGATTGCAGAGTTTCATTTGATTAACCTGATTTTGAATTTTCATTTCTATTTAATCAAAGTTTATTTTGACTCATCACATAAGTGTAATATGAATCTCTACCTGATAGATTCCAAGGGTCAAAGTCTGGTTGATTCATCATATATTCATCTTGCATTTCAATATACCCAGCAGAGAGTTCTTCAAAGAATGCAAGTCTATCAATGTTATCCTCTAATGTCAAACGAAAATAGATTGCATTGGAGAATACAGTGAATCCCCATACAATCATTTCCCATTTATATTTTAGTAGTTTCACTCAAAGACCTCATAGAATCCAGCAGTTTTTCCAAGTGGTTTTGGTTCCCAACCTTCGGGAAAATTGTCTTGTATAATTTCCCAATCTCTATCAGACTTATCTCCAAAACGATTAGTTCCAGTGCGAGTGCTGACCCACATAAAGTATTTACGATTTGCAGACGCAAGAAACAATTCACCACCAGTATCCTGCTCTACAATACAAACAGGATTGTTTTCCATGATGTTAGCAAGACGATTCTTTGCCTTACTAGACTTAGGTTTTACAATGACTTTGCGTTCCATTGGACCTTGGATTTATACTGACATTATAGGGCATCTAAGTCCTTTCTGGTGTGTCCTTGTGCCAGTTCGTCGGGTGTCTCATCACTGTAATTTACATAGAGATTATCACCACCAATGTTTAGGTGATACATTTTACCATTGTTGAGATAGATTCCCAACCATACGGAACGACCTTCTTCCATTGCTTCATAGTGAATCATCTTCACATCCTCAAGGATGATTTCATCAGGATTCTTAATAAATCTGCTCATTTTGCCTCAAAAAATCTACCATCAGGACCACAAGAGTATTCAAGTTTTTCCCATCGTTCTGCTCTCAACATATCACAAAATCTGTTCTCATTACCAGTTACAAGATTTTGTGAAGTATTTGGTGATTTACAAGTATCGTGCCTGTGTCCCATTCCAAATAGATGAGACAACCAATCTTTACGATAATACTTACAATCTTTACAGAGTTTCATTTTTCTTCTCACGTCGTTCATCTGCCCTTTTCCTCATCATAGCATTTTCCTGAATAATCTCACCAAGTTCCATCAGTTCTTGTTTTAGTTCAGGTGTAGAAGTCTTTGCGACCTCATCATAAAACACTGTGATAGCAGTTGTCAAAAGAATCAGTTGTCGGTATGTGAGATTCATTGATATGGGTTCTTAAGGTTATCAAGAATGGAAGAAAAGAATGCTATACGGTCTTTGTCATATTCGCAGTCCACATTATGAGAATTACAAAAATCTATAATGCTTTTCTCAGTTTCAGTTGGAGAATAGCAGTTGCGAAACCTAGCATAAGTGATGTGCTCAACAAACTCCTTACGCATAATCTCAAAGAGTTGGAACAGTTCTTGTTGTGAGAGTTCTACATTACGTTCAGTTGATTGGTGTCCTTTGAATTGGATGTTCATTTTGATTATACTCCGTAAAGTTCAAGAATCCTTTTGGCAACAACAATCGCAAGTTCTTTGTTGCCAATAGTCATATATTCAGTGATACCTCTGTGCTCACTATCGTGTTGTTTTCCTGTTGATTCCAGATAAACACCACCATTATCTGCATTAAGTTTTACAGTGTGAGTGCATCCTTCTGCTTCATCACAAAGTTCATAAACGTCGGTGATACTATGAACAATATCAGTTCCAGGAACTACATTGTAAGGAGAAATCATTTGTCAGCAAGTCCTACTGGTGGTTTGATGTCGTTGAGTTCATCATACAGCATTTTTGCGAACCCGTGGTGGGGTCTTGTGCCAGTTTCAATACTGGTTGATGTGGCAACAGTCCACATTATATCCAGTTCTTTCTTATCAGGTAGTGGTTTCATTATGAACGATTAAAATGATAATGTGATTGCCAGATACTCATACTTTTCTCTTCAATAGTATTCTTAATGTGTCCTGGAATATACACACGATACTTCTTCATAAACTCTTCTTCTGTGAGTTTTTCTGTTCCGTACAAATAGTACTCTATATTTACAAACTTCTCCCATCGGTTCTGTAAGTAATCAACTGGATATGATGGAGAGTTGTTCGGACAAATCATCAACCAAATGGAACGACCTTCACCAGTTGCATAATAATCAATCACATAATATTGATAGAATGGTTCATCCATTATTCTGCTCCTTAAGTTTCCTCACTCGTTCCAAAAACTCATCACTCTGCCGATACAATCCTTCAATCAAATCCTTGATGTCATCAATCGCAATTACATCATACTCCATATTCATATTCTCACAACGGAGAGCATCAATCATACATTCAAGTGTCATTGCCTGCATATGCTCTGGTGTGATTGGTGTGCCGTGAGGCATCCCAGAACATTCATCATTATAGAAAGCATTATATCGTGCCAACACAGTATCAGCACGTTCTCTACGTTCCCACTCATCTTTTTCAATCTCAGCAAGTTTCAGCATAGCATCACCGTGCTTCTCATAAAGTTCATCAAGAGCAGCAAGTGCCTTATTTTCTGCCTCTCTTTTTTCAGCAATTTCCAACATTTCTTCGTGCGTAAGATTTTCAAGAACAAGGTCTTTTGCAGCATCTTCCATTTTGTGCATATCCTGTTTGTAGATAAGTTCTTTCAACCTCTGTTTGCCGTATTCAGTGAGTTCGTGTTTTTTGTTGCGAAGTTCTTCTACTTCTTCTTGTGTGAGATTGACCCACGGCATATCTTCATTCATCTTTGTATTGTTGTGCGTTAAGTGTTCTCCACATCACAATCTGCTCAAAGCATTCACCAAGAGAACGGCAAACAAAACTGTCTTCATCAATTCCGTCTGGACCATCCCAGATAGTAGCAGTATATCCTTTTGTTGGATGTGGTGTGTAAGTGATTTCAATTCTCATTGTTCATTTTGCTCCATAGCATACTCCTCCTGTTGTTCCAACTTCCTTTCAAGTTTCTCAATCCTATCACACAACTCGGTGATAATACAAATCAAAGAAGGATAACAAATGGTTTCAATATCATTACCATCTTCCATATCAATATAACGGTGATGGCAAAGTTCTTTGGTAAAATTGCGTTCAGTCATCGTAGCATCCCTTTAATTTTTTCAAGACAATGATTAAATCCATCCACAAGTAATTCAGTATCTACATTCTGACTTCCTGCTGCTGATTGTTCTTTCGGCAACCATTTCTCCACCAAATCTACAATCTCATCACAACAATCAACAGAATATCCAAGTTCATCTCTTAACATATTCCAGAGTTTTTGTGCTTCGTATTTTTTCACCAACCTATTCACAACCTCATCCATCGGTTTTGGATTATCTTTCTCATCCCACTCTACTTCATCATACCAATCAGGTTCATCAACTGGAACTGCTTTTGGTTGTGTTACTTGATAACCTGCTAGAAAAGCACCCCATTTCGCATTTTCACTTGGAGTGCCTGAAGGATACTCACCACACCAATCCTTATATGCTTCTTCTACTGGTGTTTTTGGTTCTTCCACTCTCTTATACTTCACTCCCATAATGGTTGCGTAGTCTCCTTCTATGAGAACTTTTGAGATGTCGGTTTCAGTCATTTTGATTTCAAGTTTAGTTTCAGGGCATTTAGGCAAATGATAATAATTATTTGAAAATGGTGAAGGTATGCAAAAGTATTCTTCTCCATTGGTTTTGAAGATTAAATCACTCATCGTTCATTATAAAATACAAATCCTGTTGCTGTCTTTTCGCAGTAGTAATAATACTCCTGAAATACACCATTCATAAAGTCTTCAAGTGTTTCCAGTTCATCACTGCCAGTTGAATGATAACAGTCTAACACAAAATCCTGATACTCACCAACAAATCCACAACACCTATCACCAAACTTTGATACGTTCTTGTCTGGGAACAGTTCGTAGTATGTGTCTAATACTTCCTGTCCGTATTCTTCTAGGATTTCTTCAAACGTCATAAGGTTGTTGGGGGTCTCTTTTCCAAACTTCTTTGTAGATAATCCAAGGTTCTTCTTGGTGTGTCATTTGTGCAGACCAGTGGTATCCATTCTCATCAACAGCATCAAGATAATGAATGCGTGTCTTTGGGTCAATTACTCGTGTGATGTGTGTGAATTTTACTCGTTCAATCATTTTACTCCAAGTAAGTCCTTTTCAAAATCAGTCAAACGAGCAAGAAGTTCTTGTCGTTTTTGTTCTTTGATTTTCTCTTGTCGTTTTTCTTCCAACATTTCATCAAGAACATCCATCATATAATCAAAACTATAACATCTCTTATCCCAGTTAGTTTCACCTTCTTGATTGATGAATACTGTTTCATCAAATCCTTCTGGATGGAACATTTCATAGATACGAATTACATAATCACCATCTTTGTCCTCACGAACCTCAACACTTAAATCAAGTTGTTTTGCTTTGGTAAAGAGTTTGAGAAGTTCAGTTGCTTTGATAGTCATTTAATCGTCACCGTTTGATTTTTGATTTGACAAAGACGGGAAAGATTATCACCCGCAGTAGCAACTTGGAAGAAGTTGTAGTTAGTCCCACACTGTTCGTTGAGTGCTTGTTGAGTTGTAATGACATTCACAACTCCTGTGATGGGAGCAGCAAGAAGAACCAAAACAACAGTACCAACAATCAAAACAGTCCAAGCATCCATAAAATCAAAGTTGTTGCGTTTCATTTCAGTTGTCCTCTTGATGACGGAATACTTTAGCAAACTCTTCTACTGCTTCAAAAGACATTTCAGCAGCAAACTTGAATAGTTCTCGTCGTTCTTGTTCTGTAGCACTTTGCATATTAGAACAAGTTTTCAACCACTCAACATAGAGTGTTTGTCCTAAATCAACAAATCGTTCTTGAGAGAAGTCAGTCATTTCAAATGAGGTTCAATTTGTGTTTGAAGTTTAAGTTGTTGGAGCAAATCACGAGCAAATGTGATTTCACCATACTCACATCCCACATCAAAAGCATCATCATAATTTCCAGCATCTGAAGGAGAATAATCATCACCACATTCATCATAACAATGCTTACCGTCTGCAGTTTCTTGAAGTTTGGTGAGAAGGAATTGGAGTTTTTGTGTATCAGTCATTTCAGTTCTGGTGTTGTTTGAGGTGAAGTTGGATACATTCCATAACATTATCAAGAGTTAGAGCACTACCCTCATAGTAGTAATCCATATTCATTACATCTGTGACTTTGAGTTTGTAATAAAATCTATCACCAGGGAAATACTGGTGGATGTCTATGTGAGTTTCGTAGTCCATCACTTTGGTTGCTTATGAGAGTATTATAAGGCATCAAAGGGCACCTGTGAAGTGCCCTTGTGCCAGTTCTTCAAGTGTCCTCAAAATTGGTGTTCAATTTCTTCTTCTGTTGCTATCTCCACAATAGGATAACTTATATCTTCATAAGCACCAAAATCAAAATCAATACTCAACTTTGAGGCAACATTATCACACAGATAATCAGCAAAAATTCCCGCATCAAGTTCTCCGTCATCTGTAAGCATATCATCATCCTTATGCTTTTCGGGGTCAAACCTCACATAAAAGGTCACTTTATAACCTTTTAGATTTTCCAAAGCATCCTTTACCTTCTGTTGTTCCTTATGCTTTTGGATTTGAAGTTCAAGTTCGTTGAGTTGTTCTTTGGTCAGTTGTGTAAGGTCAATCATTTCAGTTCTTAAAGAGTTTGTAGATGGCATCAGCAATAGCAAGTGCTTCTTCCTTATTCATACAAATATGTTGGATTCGTTTATCTCCTTTTTCTTTATTAAACTCCCAATAAGAAACAGTAAAACCCTCACATCCAACATCAAGATGAATGTCTTCGGCAGTGTACCAATAGTCAGAATGTTCTTGAATACGAACTTGATTGGTGATTTCAATAGTCATTGGGAAACCTCGTTTGGTATGAAAGTATTATAAGGCAAAAGGAGCACCTGTGGGATGCTCCTGTGCCAGTTCTTCAAGTGTCTTGGAGTTTTATTTGAGCATTATTCCAACGGCATATCGCACGATGTCTTGTGGAACACTCTTTGGTTGATGTATGGTTATTATCACACATCACCTTCCACATATCACGAAAATCCCAATCAATACATTTTGCTTCTGCACCACACCTTGCACAAGGAACGATGGGTGGAGTTTTAATTTGCTGTGCCATCAGTTCTTTGCGTATGAGAGTATTATAAGGCATTCAGAGGCACCCAGAGCATTCCCTGTGCCAGTTCTTCAAGTGTCCTCATCTGTGTTAAAAGTCATTTGGTTCAAGTAAGGAGTAGCATCCATCACACCATCTTTGATTGCTTGTCTAAAAGCATCACGCAGACCTTCATCTACTTGTTCTGGTGTTTGTGGTTTTGGTTGAAATTCAGTCATTTTTCAATTCTCTGTTAATAATCTCTTTGACTACATTATACTTGATTTTATCAATTTCTTCATCTACCCACTTCTTCACCCCCTCATTCATACTTTTGAGTGAGGTTTCCCATTCTTCGTCAGTCATCGTTCAGCAACCACAATAAAGTCATTCATAGAAATATTCCTCTTACTTTTAGCAAGAATGCCTTGATTGGGAAAATAAGGAACTGCTACAAGATTATAGAATGGTCTCAACTGCTCATAGAGAGTATAAAGGTGTCCGTCTTTATTGTATCGGTAGAGTTTCATTTTGCCCTCATAGCAGTAATCACAGCATTTCTTACGGTTTTTCCTTTTAGATGGTTCATACGAGACCCACCATTCATAAACACCCAATCACTTTCACCATTCATTTGGAGATTGTGTGGATGAAATTGATTGAGTAGAAATTCAAGGATTTCTGTGTCTGTTGGTTCAGTCATTTTCTTCATCGGGTAGTTTTTCATTCAAATCAATACCATCTAAAACTTTATCAGACCATTTTAGCACATTCTCAATCAGTTTATCATTAACTTCTTTTTTCTTTTCCACAAACTTTTCAATCAGTTCATCATTAGGGTCGTTGAGGATTTGTTTTACAGGGTCTTTCTCTTCAATCATCAGTTTGATTTGTTTGAGATTATCATAAAGTTCTTTATTGAAGTCATAACATTCAGTCAAATATTCTATGTTGTTGTCCTCATAGTTAGTTTCCTCACGGATTTCCCAAGACAAACCATCCATATCTGCTGCGGTTTCTGTGAGAAAGTATTCAAGTGTTTCAAGTAAATTCATTTTCTAATCACAGCAATTACTTTACGATTTGGATATTTCTCTACTATTATATCACGAGCACTCTCATAATCAACAGCATCCTTTACGGTTTCATAATACACAGTTTTATCTGCGTCATCCCAAGTTTGAACTTCGTAAGTCATTTTTCCTCCCAAAAAGGGTTTCATTTCAATCCACTCATACAAATAGAACAAAGACAATCATCAGTTTTAGGAACTCTAAACATAATGTGATTTCCAGAGCAACAATCTCTATCACCACATTTCATACAATTATCGCAAACCCACTCTTTTTGATTACTACATTTTACGAAATCTTCAAGAGTATAGTTTTGAAGAAGATTAGTCATTTCAGGTGTCTGTGTGTACAAGAGTATTATAGGGCATCCAGAGGCACCCAGAGCATCCCCTGTGCCAGTTCTTCAAGTGTCCTTACACCGATGTAATGGAATACGAAGAAACTGAAAGAACCTTCCAATATATCCTATCGGTTCTCCGCATTTAGGACAACAATAAGATGGATAAGTCATTTATCTTTCCAAGTAAAGTCAAAAAAGATTTTAGCACAATTCCTCACCAACCAGTTAGGTTTCTTATCCAGATACATTTTGATGTTTGGTTGAATAGACCAATAACCTACCTTATTTGTACCAATTCTATACTCTGTATTCCAAGATACAGTATTATTGGCAACAAGATAAGAACCATCTGTTCCTACTGTAAGTGTTACTGGAAAACTACCATATTTTTTTGCGGATTCAAAGTCCTCATCCTGTTTCTTACAGAACTCATCATACCTTTTCAACTTATACAACCAGTTGTGCCCAATCCTATATTCAAGATGAGTTTTCTCAATCAGTTTCTCAAACTTCTCTTCCAGTTCTTGTGAGATTTCTTCTAATGACTTGCGTGGTAGTTCAAGTTTGAGTTCTTGTGGTTCATTTGGAATAGTGAAGTATTCTTTGATGAGTTCATAATCTTCGTGTTCTTCACTCACATTAGAAATCAAACTCATACACTCAAAAACATTCTTTACATCTTTGAGAGTTTTGATTTTACTTACATCAAGTTTGTGATTTAGTGGTTCAGTCATTTTAACCTCAACTTCAACTTTTCAACACAATCATTCCAACCACAAGCATATCTATCATCACCATCATCTTCATCAGGCAACCAATCGGCAACAATATCACAAACAGTATCACAAATTGATACTAAACCTTTATTGTAAAACATCTCATAAAGTATCTTTGGTTTTGGTTCTTCTACTTTTTGATACTTCACACCATCAATCATTATGGTTTCTTCATCAAGTTTTTGATAAACTCTCATAGTATAATCCATAGCAGAACTTCCATATTTTTTTCGTTCTACGATGATTTCTGGGTTAGTCATTTCAGTTCTTCCTCAACTTTTCATAAGCAATATTTAACTGTCTTCGCACACTATTCAATTCACTTAAAGTCGCAGATTGTGATTGAAGAACATCAAACTTTTTATGTAATTCATCAATTTCAGATTGAATTTTTTGAGTGTTAGTCATACTTTCCTCCTTTTACCTCATTGAACCAAAGTCCTTCAAGCAAACGATGAGTTTCTCCATCAGTAATAAGTGTCAAATTATTACCATCAAGATTCTTCGTGTTTTTACTTTTATACCAAAGAATATTATGTGAATAGTCCATACGAACATAAAATTCATCATTATAAGAAACACTCTCAAACTTTCCCACTTTTACAAGGTTCATTCTTGGTTGAGATTTATGTGTCTCAATCTCTTTGAGGAGTTCAAGTTTCTTTTGAAGCACTTTGATTTCTGCTTCTGTTTTTTCAATATCTGTGTTAAAAGTCATTTGGTTCAGGTAAGGGGTAGCATCCATCACACCATCCTCTTTTGCTTGTCTAAAAGCATTACGCAGACCTTCATCTACTTGCTCTGGTGTTTGTGGAGTTGGTTGAAATTCAGTCATTTTATTTTGCATTAGATAAGTAGCACAGAATTCTGGTTCAAAACAACCACCTTGAATTGAGTTATTTTTTGCGTCTGCTGGTGCATAACAGAACCCACAGTCATAATACTTACATGTCATTTTTCTCCTGTTCTAAAACATCACGGGCACGGTCAGCAATCTGTCTCAAACTAATGCGAGGGTCATTGTAAGAATTTGGCATCCAATTATCACACCAACTATCAAGTTCAAGAATAACTCGTTCTAATGCTGATTGAATTTTAGTCATACGAAGATTTGTTTTATAAAGTCATTATACAACAAAAGGCACTCTGTTTCAAGTTCCTTTGTGCCTGTTTGGAAAGTGTCCTCAATCTCCACGATAAAGACGAAATCCTTTGTGGGACTTTCTTTTACCTGATAAAACCTTACAAAAATGAGAGTTATTTAAATTATTCTTTTTAGAAAATTGTTTAGCATTTTTATCGCAAATAATTTCACCAGTTGGACTTATTACACAAAAAGATTTGACTACTTTTTTCTCTTTCATTTTTTGTCTTGCTTCTTCTGTGTGGGTTCTACCTTGAAATCCACAAATTCCAGGTCTTCCCTTTCTAACTTTACTCATCTTTATTTTTGTTTCTTTTGTGTGTTTTTTACCATACATTCCAGGTTTTTTACCTTTCGTTTTTATTGCACTTTTTCTACCATACTCTCTTGCTTGTTCTCCTGAAACATAAAACTTTGTAGAAGTTTGATATGCTTTATTAGCAAAGTGTGGATTTTCTACTACTTTATAATACTGCTGTAAAATAATCTCATCGGCATATGCTTCTTCTCTTGTAGCATAATCGTCTTTTAGGATTATCTTTTGAGTTGGTTTAAAAGTTTTATCGGTAAAGGAACCAAAATAGTTTATATCTTTTACAGGAAGGCATTTACATTTTCTACTTCCAATATATCCTCTACCCCATTCTTCATAAGAATAATAGGTATAGTAATACTCTCTCGGAGTTTCCATAGTTCTACTTTACTAATACGGCATTATTATTTAGTAAAGTTTATAATAGAAAAGGTGCCCGAAAGCACCTAATCTTTGCCTATTGAAATTGCCGTATCAGTAAGCACTATTATTTATAAGAACTTCCTACCAATCCAACTCCACATAAATGCTCCACCCCAAATTATTAGGCAGATTATCTTTCAAGTATTCTAACATATAATCCTGGAAATCATAAGAAGTTGGTGAGCATTCTTCAATCAACACACCATACTCCAAATCTTCTTCGTGAATACTATACTTCACCCATACATCCACCACTCGTAGGTTAGCATAATTTACACCACCAAATCGTTCTGTGGAGTTCTTATGAAGTTCCAGAGCTTTGTTAGCAACCTCTTGAATGAGTGTGAGGTTCTTATTGAGTGTTTCGTTCATTTATCGTGAAACCAATTGTAAGCAGTCATCCACCCAACTCCCCATAAAGTTCCAAACATAAAACTCAAAGAAGTTTGTGGAGAGAAAAGAGAAAATACCAGAATACCTACCCAAAGTGTAGGAACATAGATTGTTTTTTGAGATTTGATTTTTTGTAGTATGTTAGTCATTTGCTTTCACTCCACCATAAGTATCAAAATAAGGTTTAGGGTCATTAGGATGAGAGTTATGAACAATCTTTGTGGAATTAGGAGAAACGCAAGGAATAGTATTAGGTGTAGTATAAGCAGGAGTATACATTTGATAAGGTGTCCTATTCAAATACTCTTCAAGGATATTACAATCCCAAGCATACTTATCATAATACTCCTTACCATATTCAATAGCATCTTCCCTGTTTGGAAATGCTACTACAAATTTTTCTTTAAAGTAGAGTGAATAAACTTTCATTTGCAATCTCGGGAAGGGTCAAAGTCAATATATTCTGTCGTAGTTCTCCTCACATAATCACAAAGTTCCACTTGTGCTACTTCCAGAGATAAGAACTCCCCATCATAATATTCATTCTTGAATGGATTATACCACCAAAACAGAAACTTCACCTGTGGATAATACCTTGTGCGGTCTCCTTTGGTTTTTTTGACGATACGATACTTTTTCATCGGATACCACTATCAAAGAGCTTTTTGAGTTCGTGATAAACAAGTTTCAACTCATTATCAACATCCAAATTTACATCTTTCAAAATCCAATAGAGTTCTTTTGCTTGTTGCTCTGTGAGTGCAAGATGGTAAGTTTTTTGAATTTTAATCATTTTCAATCTCCTCTGCTTTTATAAATGTTTGTTCTGGAAGGTTAGAACCAACACAATTGAAAAAATATTCACTCATATGTGGATTATAGTTATTTTTCATAATCCACAACCAAGTTCTAAAATCTTCAAGAATACTCATTTTCCAATCTCCTCCACATTTACATAAGGGCAAGTTCTCCATTCAGACCATTTCATATCAGGATTTGGTGGGCACAAATAACCACCCTGACCAACAGAAAACAACATAAAACGATACTGAATGTCTGGTTTCACTCCCAGTTCATTCTCAACGATACGAAGTTCAATCATTTTCCAAGTTCCTTTTGAATACGATACTCACACCATTCTGTATGATTTTTAAGTTCTCCGTTGATTTGTGGGACACTTATCTTACAATAAGAACAACAGTAATAAGGATTACCACCACCAATAGGTTCTTTTGGATAGTCGTTATAATATTGGTTCATTTCACAAAAGCTCCAATAGCAGGAACATCTCCACAAATCTCATTCACTCTTCCCACTGTTTGGTCTTTGAGTGCTTGACGGCATTCCAAGTTTTTATTGTATGTTTGTTGGAATAATACTCGTTGTTGTTGGGCATCATAGCTGATGATAGCACCAGCAACGATTGCAATAAAAAATACAAACAAAACTGCCCAATCAATTCCATCAAAGTTTTTCATAGTGTCTCTATCTCTACATCATAAGAAATTTCATTTAGTTCTTTGGCAATATGAAGATGCCAAGGTTCATTCTCAAGCACCCCATCTCTCTCAATAAGAGAAGAAATCACACGAATAGCAGATGCTAATGCTTGTTTCATATCATCTGTGGGTTCTACAATCAATTCTGCTTTGAATGTTTCCCAGATTTTGTATGCTGTGTCAGTCATAGTCATAATCAGTAGGATAAGAGGAGTTCAGTGATACACTTTCTTGATGACTTTCCCAACCATTTTCACTACCAATTTCATAGATTGCTCGGGCAAAGTTTAAAAGAGCATCTTCTTGTAAAGGTTGCCACACTACATCACCAACATCACCAGAATACAGTTCTCTCAAATATGATGAAGCAAGTTCAAGGATTTGTTCGTCCGTCATCATCCCACCCATCAAAGTATTCAGTAAAAAAGTTGAAACTCAAACCAACCTTACCAACTTGAAAATCTACTCCAAATAAAGAATTAGTAAAGAATGAGAATAGGATGTGTAATCCACCATCACTAAAAACTAAACGACTGGGATTTTCATAATGAACCCAGAGTAATGAACGATTGTTGAAGATACCAAACTGCCAAGTGCGGTCAGTTTCACCATCATCCCAAACTTTTAGGTTGTACTGATAGGGTTTCATAGCAACTCCAATTTACAACCACCATTCACGTCATAAACCACCTTGACTTGATAATCTACACACATATTTGCTCTCCAAAAAGCATTTTTAAACTCTTCTGTTTCCTTCTCTGGGTATTTGGCAACAAGTTTGAAGTTCTCATCATACTCATTACAATTCACATCACCAAGATAATGGAGATTTAGGAAACGATTGAGTTGTTGCTTTTGTTCGTGGTCAAGTTGAATTCTTACAAATGTAGTGAATTCGTTTGATACTGGGAGTTCTTCGTGGTCAGTCATAAGTCCTCATAGGTAGTTCAATAGGCAGAGAAACACTATCAAGTTTTTCTCCATTTTCAATATCAAGGAGATGCCAAATAGGGTCTCCAATTCTTGTGTCAAAAGCACTATTTCTTGTAGTGACAGTAATAGTGATTTTATATCGTTTGAGGTCAGTCATTCTTCATCCTCACAAGGGAACATTTCGTTGTATGCTTCATCAGTCAGCACAAGATACTCTACATTTTCAGCATCTTTGTGGTCTTCGTAATACATCATACGATAATGATTGAATTGGTAGAGGTCTGTGCTACCGTATTCTACAACACCATCAACAAGGCAAAGGTAGTTCATCGCATTTCAGTCAGGACTTCAATAAAATCAATAATACAATCTTTGGGAATGTGAAGTGTTTGTCCCGTTTTTGTTTCTTGAATACCGTGTGTTTCATAAGAAGAAACCTCAATACAACCTTCACCATCATCAGTGAATTGGTAGAACCAACCATCTTCGTGGTGAATACGAATTTCTTTTGTGATTGAGTAAGTCATCGGTTTGTTGTGTATGAAGTCATTATAGCACAAAAAGACCCCCAATGGAGGGGGGTCTGGTCCAGTTCTTCAAGTGTCCTCTACTACTTCACATAGTGGAAAAACTCTTACTGAACTGATAAATCCTGGTTTTGTATATTTTTCTCGGTAATTTGCTGCGAATATCTTTGCTTCTTCTTTTGTATCAAAAGTCCCAAAGTATCGGTGTAGCATATCGAATCTACCACCATCAGGAGTATAAAGTCCCACAATGAACTTATGAGAATGTTCTGGATAAGTGTCGTTTTCGGCAATCCAGTCGTAGTATGCGTCCTTATTCACTTCTCATCCCAAATTTTAATACATTCTTGCAGAGCATCAGCAATCTTTTGATTATCTGGTCCACTATCAATTCTTTCCATTTTAGCAAGTGGTTCTGGACCAAACTTCATTGGAGTATCATAATTCACTGTCATCATTTCAGTCCAATTTCTCGGAGAATTTTCACTTTCTATAACTCCTCGTTCAACTGCACCTTCCCAAGAAAGTTTATGCCTTACAACCTGATGTAAGTCCCAAGCAATATCGTGATACCGATGAACCTTTGAACTACCTACACCAAAACTACTTCTCCAACCGTCAATTCCATCAATCATATGTTTGGATAGAATTGCAGTCATAATGTCCACATCATTATGATATTCTTCCCAATCCATTTCTTTCTGAAGAGGCAACCAATCAAGCATTTCTCTCCACTGCCCACCCATAATACGGGAAAGCAATTCAGTGGAGTACTCAATAACCTTTGCTTGTTCTTCTGTGATTGTTAGTGTGTAAGTTTTGGTCATAGTTTCTTGGAGGACAGGACTCATAAAACACCCCTTCAATATAGCAGGACTTTCCTGGTTCGTAAAACTTTAATTTTTGGTCATATGCACTTCTTTCACAAATATATTGTCCATCAAGGCACATCATTAAAATAGAATTTAATAAAATTAAATCCATTACTCAAACTTACCAGAGTAATTTCTTGAATCGTTTGCTTTACCACTTTTCATCTGCCAAACGTCATTACTCAATGACTGAATAGCAGACATTGCATCACTATCCATAGAATAGACTTTATACTCAATTTCTCCAATCTGACGATAAAGATTCAAGCACATAAGAAGATTCAATCCAACAATACCAGCAAGAGAATACTTAATAATGTTTTTTTGTTTATCCGTCATAGTTTTAAATACCTAGTTTTTTCAGTATCGAAAGACCACCATTTGGCATCTTTCATATTAAGGCACATTAGAAGTGTTTGATGTTCTCTATCATACAATTCCCAGTCTCCTTTGAGTTTAGCAGCATACCTTCGACGATAGGCACAACACCAAATATTATAATATATCTTTGCTTTCTCAGAAACTGCCATCAGTCATCATACTTTGAAGGCCAATTATAACCGATAATGTCAATATCAATTCCCAATCGGTAAATCCAAAAGAGAAGAGAAAAAAGTCTACCAGTTCCAGATGAAACTTGAATATAAGGCCAACCAGCATAATCATTCCAAC